CTCGCACCAATAAAATTGCTTTCCTGCAGGCATTTCCACATGTTACGGAACTTGGACACGCCTGTAGGGCCAAGCTGAAATACCATTTCGGTAATGGTATGCTGCGCTGTTGTAGGCAAATCAGTTACACCATGTTCTTCCATAAGTGTTCTAGCTTTACCTATTGCAGTGTTTAAATCTTTATCAAATACTTCTTGTAGTTCTTCTTTTGTATATGTCTTGCCATCTTCAAATTTATCTTCGTGTACTACTTTATGACCCCACCCAATTGTGCGAAATCCTTCGGTGTCTATGTATACGTGATCTCTAAAGCCTTCGGATAATTTTACGGAACCAGCTAATTCGTCGTATGTCACTTAGTAAGACCCTTTGCCTTCTCAAAAGTACGGAGTCCCGATACGCCGAGCATTGAAGTGACAATTGCTAGAAGGGGCCCAGTTTCTATGGCAGGTGGAACAATATCCATACCTGAAAATTTTGCATACCAATCAATACATGGGGATAAGATGAATGCGAAAAATAAAGCTAGGGCTCCGCACCATCCTATAGCTGGTCGCCAGCCCGCAACGAATACGCTGCGATGGCTGGCTTCCTTTGCATTAACATCTAATTGTTTTTCTGCAAGCTTTTGTTGTAAGCGTTGCATTAGAATTTTTTTATCTAATTTTTCTTCCTCACTCGTATGAAGTTCGTCGACAACTTTTGAAATGGTTGCTAAGGCTCCGCCTTTTCCACCACCAAGTAAACCACCGAGTAGATTAAGCACTATGCTGCTCCACCTGTCATCCAGCTAATTACCCAGAGAACAATGATCGCTACAATAGCGGCCTTAATCCAGTCCTTCATTTTCCAATCTGACCACTCTTTAATATGTGACCATAGATCTTTTAATAGGTTCATAAAACCTCCTTTGTTAAGTTGGGGATTATACTATTTTACGCCTTTGAATGCTACTTTTTTAATTTGCATTCTGCTTGTCTGTCCTTGAGGTCCAGTTCCCTTGTTATCTTTTACTACAAAAGGAGAGTAAACTTTCTCTGCTGTTGAAGCAATTTTAGTATTAGGAAATGGGTTTTTTTGAGGAACAATAGTCATTTTTGCATTTTTAAACTTCATGATCTCGCCTTTCCATAGCCACGTTGAGCTAGTCTACCTGCTAGACCACCTTTTTTCATGCCCATTTTTTTTAAACCATTAATGGCACCACCATCTTTTTTATATCCTATTTGATTACGAACTTTTTTGTCTAATTTTGGTAATCCTTTATTGTCTGCTGGTATATCTTTTAATTCTTTTGCCATAATAATTAATGTATAGTTGGTTTTATGAGATTTAGCAAGTCTCTTCCATTATGATTCATAATATTATCATATTCTTGTTCAGTAAGGTTATTATGATACAGCATTTTTGCTACACCCATCATTGCACCCGCTAAAAGTATCTGTTCTTCTTGACTTGTAACGGCTGTGTCGGAAAAATTCATCAACTCGTTAAGATATTCTTGTAATTTATCGGTTGCGCTTTGCATTGTTACTTTTTTGTTTAGATAGATTAACATTCGCACGTAATTGTGCAATATCTTCTTGTGAATCTATTTTAGCTTCTGCTAATTCTTCATTTTGAGCTAATTTTAAAGCATCAATAGACATTTTTCCTTCATCATATGCTGTTTTTCTCTGTAAATCTTGTGCTTTAATGTCAATTTCTTGTTGTTTTAACTGAACTAATGGGTCTTCACCTTGTTCAGCCATCATTTGTTGTTCTTCAGTGACCATTTCCGTAGTCATTTCAACAATTCTCTCTGCAATTTTAGATTCTACTAGCTCTTGCATTTCATTTTGTTGTTCTGGTGGTAATTCACCACCTGCTTGAGCCTGTAATGCTTCAAATTCTTTTGCCATTTCTTGTTCTACCTCTTCTCTTGCCTGTAATGATACATGTTCCATAATGTGCGACTGTAAAATCATCATAGTTTGAGGATTATTTTTTACCAAAACACTAGAAAAGAAAGCTCTATGTGCATCTATGTGTGCTAATTGATTTTGTTTTCTAAAAGCTGTTAATGAGCCACCTGATAATGCTGTTGCATTTTCCATTCCTGGATCCATTGGTTCAGGGCCAGAAGGAACTGGTAATATAGCATCAATATTTTGAACACCCATAGCGGAATACATTCTTCTATAAGCTTCATAGATGTTGTGCATTTGCGGTGCAGCTTCGGCTAATTGTAATTGCGTTTGTGCTAACGTCACACGTTGTGACATAGAAAATATGGTTGGATCAGAAACGGGAATAATATCTATTCTTTCATCAAAGTCAGTTGCTTTTAATGATTGTAAATCACCTTGAACTTCATAGGGATACATAGGTGGTAATGATTCTGAAAAAATCTTAGCTAATAATTTAAATTCTATTCTTTGAGCATAGTGAACTCTTTTGTGAATAGCTGACATAACACGCATGCCTCTTTCCATTAAAGCCATTGTTGTTCCGACAGGCGCTCCTGCTCCAGCAGCATCACCTATTTTTTGATCTGCCACAGTTGCAAATTCTTTACCTGCTTGAACACAAAATCCTAATAGTTGAAATAAAGTTGGATCTGCACCTTTGTAAGGTAAAGGTAAAAGACCTGCACGTAGATCACCACTTGGTGCATCTACATCTCTAAACTCACCAGGTTGTATAGGGCTGTCATCATCCGCTATTCTCAAACCTCTAGCTTTAAAACCCGCAGGTAAATTTGCTAATGTTCCAGCATCAATTAATTGACGTAAGGCAGATGTAGCTGTTCTAGATAAACCGCCAATCATGTGAATTAAACCAAGACCATAAAATCCAAGACCTGGCATAAATTTGTAATGAACAAAATATTGTTGTTTTTTATATAAAGTGTCTCCATCTTTGTAATTTCTATAAATAGAAAGAACGTTGCCAGATCCTTCATCTACAGTAACTATGTATGGAAGTTTAATACCATCAGGATCTTCAAATCCTGGCACATCTAAATCAACATGCATTTCTAATAAAGTATATTGATCATCTCTGTATCCAGTTTTCTGTATACCAGATAGTTTTCTTTCTTTTTCTTCTACTTTTCTTTCCTCTTCTATAACTTGTAAATCAACATCACGGTAAAAACCTGAGACTTGCATTTTTTTAATATCGTTGTCTGTTCTTTTTAAAATATGAGTTACTCTTTCGCATTCTTCTAAATTTGTAGCTGTGTAAGGTACAACTAAATCTTCTGCTGGTATAAATTTAGATACAGCTCTTCCAAGATTTGCATCGTAATATACTTTTTTAAATGTAGAACCTGCTAAAGGTAAATAAAAAAGCATTTGATCTAATTCTGGATCATACTCTTCCATAACGTGCATGATTTGATAATTCATAAAATCACTTACACGTTGTGCTTGATCTTCTTTTTCTTTTGTAGCTGATCCAATAATTTGTGTTCTTATAGGACCGCTTGCTGGTAATAATTCTTTATATGCTTGTGCTTGAAACTGTGTGACAGACTCTGCTAACAGTGGATGTGTTACACCACTTGCACCTTGAAAGGGTTGAGATCTTTCCTGGTAGTTTAATCCAAGTAAATCTAAACCTTTTGTGTAAGCTTCTTCCCATTGTTGTCTTGATGATTTATCATCCTCAAAAGATTGTCTAAGTTCACTAGATATTACCTGTAAATCATTCTCGTCTATAAATTCTGCTAAATTACCATCAAAGCCAGTATCAAGGGGCATTATTTCGGGATTAACAATAGCACCACCATCTTCTGTCATTTCAATATCAATAGGTTGATCAGTTCCTGGTTCTAATTCCACTTCTTGTCCTACCAATGGTGGTATCATTAATTGATCGTTAACCGTTTGTGGTTCGTCGTAATTTGCTGGTCTTTCTACAACCATTATGCTGCTCCTATCATTTCATCTATTGATACAAGAGGATCATATCGTACATACCCTCCAGATGCCAGATGTGTTTTTGTTGGTAATACCATCTCAGGCGTTAACTTTATAGCATAAGCATCTATAGTTTTAAAGCCCGAAGGTGTCTCTACTGGTCTAGCCATTAAACCTTCTGCACCAGACTCGTTAATATAATCCTCTGCTTTATTCATAACATCACCAAAATCCTCTGCTTTACTACTTTTTGACATTTTAAATTCTTTTACAATATCGCCTTGTGCATTTACTATTTGCACAGATCTACTTACAGATTTAGCTTCTCCTACCTGTACCTTAACAATCTTAAATTCAGCATTATTTACTTTCGCTGCTCTACGCAGTGATTGTTCTAATATACTTGTATAGTGTTTTCCATCAGGATCTGTAACATTTGGGCCACCATAAAACTCATACTGGCCAATACCTTTCATGTTTTTTGTTCTCTCTGCAAATGGTGTAGCGGTAGTTCCTGCTTGACTATATCTACTTGTTATTAGTTCTGCAGGAGATACAACATACCAATCAGAAGCGTTTGCGTCCTTATCGACAAATTTTCTTTTCGCTGCCATTGCTAAATCATTCTTAACTAACGCATCACCCCACACTTTTCTGTCCTTAAATGGTATATTAGGAAATAGTTTTTTCATTGTTTCAGGGTTTGTAAATGCTTCTTCAAAAATAGATAATACTTTATCTCTATCTTTACCTGCTTGTCTAACTGCCGCTAAAGCTGCTGGTGTCATTGTACCTGGTCGTATTTTTGCAAAGTCTTTAAATACTGCTTGTGATTTTCTAATATCATCTATGTAAGCAGCAAAGTCTTCTTGTGTTTTAAATACAGGTCTAAATAAACTTTTATGTTTTGCGTAAAATTCTAATACGTCTTGATCTGTTTTTAAATCTAGCGAATAGCTTTGTTGTCGTATCTTCGTTGTATCTTTAACGTCGATACCTTTATCAACTAACGTTTTATAATCAGCCATAACATTTTCTAAATGTTTTCTGTATGTCTGCATAATGTCAGATTGTATCTCATCAGCGAATGTTACACGCACTGTCTGATCTCCTGTAACGATAACATCATCTGTTTTACCGACGTTAGCTAAGTCTTCTTGCGCCTGTGTTAGTTGTTTTTTTGCTTTGTTTATATTTGTTGTTGCCTGTTCTAATGATACACGGCCACCTGACTGATTGACAATATCCTCTGGTGATCTGTTTGCTATCTTTGTTAGACGTTCTATTTTATTGTTAAGTTCATCTGTCTTTGGTCCGATGTTCGTGACCTGTCCTTTGGTGCCAGGTATTATCGCATAACGGTCCGTGCCCCGCGTCCACCCGATCACGTAGTTTGTTGAGTCGTCAGGGAAGAACCCGTGCGTGCTATGTCTATACAAAGCAACGTCACCAGGAATATCTCCTGCTTCAAGATACAAAATGTTTTCTCTATATGATTCAGGTATAGAACCTTTTTCATAATACGAGTCGCCGTATTTAGCTCTATTAAAAGAACCCTCTATGTTTTCTGTTTCCGATCTAAAACCTCTAACCGTAGATTTTAATTTACGAATAGGTGCATTTTTAATTCTCTCTAACAAGTTAGCTTTTGTAATAGGCTGTCCTGTTTTTGTCATTGTCTCTATGAGCTGTGGTATCTGATAATCTTCTACTTCAAACTTAGAGATGCCTTTTGACTGTAAAAAATTATACAAGTCTTCTGGTCCGTTAAATACTTCTGGTGAGTTAGGATCAATGAGCCGTGCTTCGATGCCTGAGAAAAAACGATTAGCTTTCTCTCCAACGGTGGTCGCTTGGTCTGCTAAAACATCTGCTTGTGCTATACGTTGTCCTGTGCCGCCTGGACGTAATAAGTCATCAATTTTATTTACTCCTGCAATCGCCCATCCTGGTGCTTTACCAAATACAAGATTTGCCATTTCAACTTCTGCAGGAAGGTCCGTGTTCTGTGGGTCTTGAAAGATGTCTAGTTGATCTACTTGTTCGTTACGTTCATCTGTACCACCTAACATAATAGGTTGCATCTCTTGTCGCGGATCACCACCCGCGGACAATTTATTTATTCTCATGGTCTCAGGTATTTTATCACTTACGTTAACATCAAGTTCTAATCCGTCTTCAAAGATGTCTACTGCACCTGAGTTATCAGCTTCTTTTTTCGGTTCTTCTGGTTTTGGATTGCGCATATCGTAAAACAACATATCACCTAATGTACTTCTTTTTAAGTTATTTTCTTTAATAATTGCAAGTGCTTGTCTTTTCGCTAGTTCTTCTACCCAGTAGGGAACATTTTCAAAAGCGTTTTGATCTAACGTATTTGATAAAATAAGAAGTTCATCTACTTTCTGTTCTGTTCCTAAAAAATCAGAAGGATCAGCCAACATAGTGTCTAGATTATTTCTTGTAAGAATAGCCAACTCTTTTTGAAACTCAGGAGTTTCTCCTTTTCCTAGAGTCATGTAATAATTAGATATGTTTTTTTCTACTTCTCCTTCTGCTTTATTTTTTCTTTTAACATCTTGTTCTAACCCTTCAAAAGCTAATATAGAATCAATATTTTTTATTATATTTTGTGAAGTTGGAGAACTCATAACAGCTTTGTTGGTTCCTGTGTATGCTGTTTTTAGTAGTCTAAACATTCCAAACAAATCAGCTCTTGTAGGCATTCCAAGTAATCTTGGTGCTGTGTAGATCATTTTTTTAAATACACCTATGTCATCTCTTTTCATAACTTCTAATATTCTTGCGGCGTAAGTAGGATTACCAACGATAGGCATAACTGCTAAAGCGCTCATACCAGTTGTTTTTGCTAAACCTGATAATGAAAGAGGTTGTCCCGAATCACCACCTTCAGGTGTGTATACTCTTCTATTAAATTTTTCATCTATCGTTCCTCCCTGGATAGGATTAGTAGGAGGCATGTCTGTTCTTTCTAGATCATCGAATACCGATAAATAATAATCTTCCATTCCTTCAGGAAATTCTGATCCTACATCTTTATAGTATTGTTCCATCATATCTATAAATTCGGATTTAACTAAAGAATCACCTTTCATTTCAGCACCACGTTTTTCAACCGATGCTCCTAGATAAGAAATTGGTGCTAATGTTTGATAAATTTCAACCAAAGCATTTGCTGTATCGAAGGGTAGTTTTTTTATTTTATTCACTAATAGTTCATTCTTAACACTAGCTACTTGATCTTTATAATCTCCAAACCCTGTATAGTTTTGAAAAGCTTTTTTAAATTCATCTTGATTATATTCAAATTCTTCTTGATCTTGCACTAATGTTGCTAGGTCAGTGTAGTCAGGATATTTTAATTTAGGAAAATTTGTTTCACACACCTCTGGATCTTCTGCACCAGCAGAACACATAGATGCTAATTGTATTCTTTTTTTAGACCCAGCTTTTAATTGATCAATCATGTTTTTAGACTTTAAATACTGTTGAGCTTCAGGACTTAGATTTGCAGAATTGTTTACGACATCGGCAGCATAGCTATTTCGTATCTCATCTATCTTATCATCTAAAGGCTGAAGCTGTAGTAAAGCTCCTGCTCCCATAATATCCTCGGGTGTTACTTCATCTTTATCAACAAAGGCAAGACTTGGAGAAACTCCCGCTGTGGTAGTAGACAAACCTTTAAATGCTGCATCTCTAAGTTTTTCAAAAAATCCTTTTTCTTC